ATCAAACCATACATAAAATTAAACATGCTATAATATAATTTGTCAATAGATAAAATGAAAAAAATATTGTTGTTTTTATAAAAATGTTATTAACAATGTACAAAGCTAAACAAGCACACAGAAAGTGTAAAAAAAATAAATTTAATAAAAATCTATATGCAATAAAATATCGATCATTTTAAAATATTTATGTACACAAAAACGAAAAAGGAGGAAAAAATGATAAAAGCACAAAAAGTATATGAATGCAAATATTTTTATGATAAAAAGGATGGGGAAAAGAGAGAGTTTGTAAAAGATAGAGCGCACTGTGACAAGTTTGTTTTTGACGGAAAAACAGTTAAATGTTATGTCGATGTATTGAAAGAGTATTACAACCTTGTATCTGTAAATGACGGAACAGGCTGGAAACATCCTATAAAATTTATAGAAAACATTTTAAAGGAGGAATAGCATTGGGCAGAATAATTGACAGAATACAAAAGAAAGATTTTTTAGATATGTATTTATCAGGGAAAAGTTTTAGTGATATAGCGGAAATAATTGGAATAAATAAAGTTTATGTAAAAAAATTTTTTCGTGAAAATTTCTGGGCAAATGAGCGTCTGGAACTAAACAAACAGCGTGCAAAAAACATTAATAAAGGTGAAGTAAAATGATTTGGACTATATTATCTTGGGTAATGTCAGCAGTGGCATTGTTTGGTACAATACTTAACGCAGAGAGAAACATATATGGTTTTATGTTTTGGCTTATATCAAATCTTTATATGGTAATAAGGTTTGCGTATATAGGGGAATATGCTCAGTCGTTACTGTTTTTTATATATTTTATACTTGCGATAAGAGGGATAATATCGTGGAGAAATAAAGGAAGATAACAAAAAAGTAGCACGGAATAAAGGTGGGAAACCGTGCTACTTTAAAGAATTATCAGTACGTTAATATTATACTACAAACAAAAACATATGTAAATTTAGGGGTAATATATATTGGACGGAATATCATTTACCGAGAAGCAAAAAGATACAATAAGGGCACTAAAAAAAGACAAATTTAAGAGAATAAATATTTTCTATGGTTCTGTAAGGGCAGGGAAAACATTTATTTCTCTTATTGTTTGGGCGTTATGGGTAGCAAGTAAACCTATAACGTACAGATATTTAATGTGCGGAAAGACTCTTAAATCACTTGAACAGAACTGTTTAGAGCCACTCCAGGAATTAATAGGAGATGATTATTTCACGTACAGTATAAACACAAAAAGGGGAGAACTGTTCGGGAGAAAGTTATATCTCGAGGGCGGTAACGACAGTACAAGCGAACAGAAAATAAGAGGAATGACACTTCAAGGAGCGTATATGGACGAAATAACTCTTATTGATGAGGGCTTTTTTAAAATGCTTCTTTCGAGGTTATCTGTAAAAGGAGCTAAGTTTTTTGGTACTACTAACCCAGACAGCCCAAACCACTGGCTTAAAACTGATTTTTTGGATAGAGCAGATGAGCTTGACATACATATAGAGAAATACACAATTGAAGATAATACAACGCTTAATAAAGAGTTTGTAGAGAGTTTAAAAAAAGAGTATTCTGGAGTATATTACGAAAGATTTATTTTAGGGAATTTTGTGCGTGCAGAAGGTCTTGTTTTTCCAAAATTTGCAAACGATACTTATAAATATTTAATTGAACCGATAAAAGCGGTAGCGATATCCGCAGAAAATCCTGAATATATGATAGTTATCGGAGTAGACTTCGGGGGTAATAAATCAAAAACGTGTTTTGTAGCTTCGGCAATATCGAAAGATTATCATGATGTTATAGTGCTTAAAGATTATGTTGTGGATATAGGAGCAGGATATAACACAGAAAAAATAAGTAATGAAATAGATCTGACAAGAGGACTTTTTGAAATAGATACAACTAAAATATGTGTAGATTTATATAAATTTGTACGTGAAATAAAAGGGACATATGGATATGTAAATTATATATTTTGTGATAGTGCTTCTCCAACGATGATAAATTCTCTAAGAGCGTATTTTAGAGATAATAGTGAGAGATATAATAATATACTACCAGTAACGAAAAATCCTGTATCAGATAGACCAAAGACAATAGATAGACTGCTAAATACAGAACGATTGAAAATATCCTCTGATTGTGTTACTCTGATAGAGGCGTTAAAAGATTTGGTTTGGGATAAAAATAAAGAAAATATTCCCGAAGATTTAAATGTTCATAATGTCAATGATATTTATGATGCGTTTTGTTACTCATGGCTTGAATTTACGTCAAGACTTGATAATAGTAATTGACATGTGCACAAACATTGTTTTTTAAGACCTTCACAGTTCTTTAAATTTTAAGTTTTTGAAAATTAATAAAGATTCTTTCCTTTTTTTAAAAAAGTAAAGCATAAAGTATTCCGATTTATAAATATACAATATCTGAGTTTTAAATATGTTTCATTTTCCTTTTGTAAATATATTTAGTTTTAATCTGATTTAATGAGTAACAAAATCTTTTAACGCAAACATAAGCTACCTATTTTTTAAATAGGAGCTTTTCATATTTCATCTCATATTTTTAGTTTTCGGCTTTTAAATGGGTCAAATTTCGATTTTTATATCAAATAATATAATTACACTATTTTTTATAAAACTCTCAAATTTGACCTGTTTTTGAAGCCGTATCATGTATTTAAAACCTGATACTGAAAAACAGAGATAAATTTATTAAACTTGATAAATATAAATGAATAGTATATATTTAAGTTAGCAATCATACTCTTTCAGTTTATCGAAAGATAGCCTATGATTGCTATCATATTCATTTAATGGATAAAAGCTTGTCCAACCCCTTTCGTTAGATTTTTTGACTATTTCTATTTTCTCTAACGTTGAGAGTGAAATAGAATCTAGGTCTTTTAAATCTGATAAAAGACCGTGATTTGTTGGAAGAGCTTTTTTCATTTTGCGTGTTTTTAGGTTTTCTTTAAGTTCGTTTCTTAAAACTTCATTGTCTGTATACTCTTCGATTATTTGATCATATGTTTTTCTACATGTATTATTTTTTTTATTTTCTTTTTTGTCAGTATGAATTTGTTTTGGCTGTTCTTTTTTCTTTCTTTCTTTCTTACTAACAGTACTTAAAGCATTTTCATTAACAGCACTTAAAGCATTTGTATGCTCATTTTCCACAGTGTCGCTTTTTGACACACTGGAATTTTGTGCCTCAAATCCAGTGTGTGGATTTTGAGCACACTGGATTTTTTCTGTAGTTTCTTTTTTAAAAACGTAGTTCATTTTAATATAGTAACCTGTTACTTTTTTTGTTTTTTCATCTACTATTCTCACATTTTCAATTAACCCAAATTCGAGTAATTGTTTTTTTACTCTGATAACTTTATGTCTGTTCCAATTTAATCCCTTTGATACGTATTCGGTTGTACATTTAGGTTGATTTGTTTTTTGCCATTTTGCAGTGTAGTAATAAAATGTGTATAAAGAAATAAGTTCAGAGGGATTTTTTTGCTTTAAAAATATATCTAGTGTTTGTTTTGTAAGTATAACTAATTCATTTTCTATAAAATTGTGCTCCATTATAAATTCATTCCTCCTAAAATTTTTCTAAGTCTATATTTAATTTAATATAATAACCTGTTGATTTTTGTTTGCTATTAGTACATATAGCATTTGTCAGTCATAAACAATTCTCGTTGCCCACCATTAAAACATTTAAAAAACAAATAACCTAAATCCACTAATTTTACTATTGATTCAGAAATTTTTGTTTCGCTGATACCACAAAATTTTGATAAAGAGATATTGTTTTCGGTACATACTCCCTCATTACTTAAATTAATTATTCCCATTAATATAATTTTATTTTCTGCTGTTAATCTGGTATCAAGCCATATTTTTTTTGGTATCCAGACGCCTTTAAAATCTTTTTGTAAGTCTGATTCATTTAGAATTGTCGGTTCAATTTCCACTATATTCCTCCTAAAATTTTTTATAAATAAAATAAACTAAACACCCCATTAAGCCAACCCGCGACTTAATGAGGTGTTTTGCGTACATGATATTCAATTTTCACTTGATATCCAAGCGGGTTTTGAATATCATGTCTATTTTTTAACCAGATATTCAAATGTGGCTTGAATATCTGATTAAAATCTTAAATAAAGTTTACTACAAGTTACAGCTTGCAGTCAAGATTAATTTCTGTAAAAATCAATCTTTAATTTAATTATATCACAAAACACACATAAAGCAAATAGAAAATACATTGTCGAAATTAAAATAAATCGGTAAAAGTATACAAAACAGTTAAGGTTCGGAAAGTGTAATAGGATTTTCCCGTAATTTTTTCATGATATCCTCATTCATTTCTAAAAGGTCGTTTTTTTGGAAGATAATATTTTGATTGACAATAGAGGTATCTAGTTTCTTTTTTTTATGTTTTGGGATTGGTCGTGATAGTGGAAAATCAATTTCACCTTTTTTTATTTTATCAATAACGGCGTCGAGTTTTTCTTTAGTGTCGGTTTTGGGGTGTACAATGTGTTTATTATATTTATTTGGAGTAACGGATGTTAACGCTTTAAGCACAGGCATTTTGTCAACAAAAACACGTTTATGCAGAGAATTTCTTGTTATTCCTATAAGGTTAGCCCATGCTTTAACGGTATTTGTAACGCCTCTATATGTAATTAAATATTTATAAAATGTAGGTGTATAATTATCATCGAAATTAAAGTCAGAAAAATAAGAAAAGAATTCAGGTTTATTATTTTTAATATAGTCAAAAATAAGATTTTTAATAAATTGCATTTGACCTAAAACGCAGGTTTTAAGGAACAAAAAGGAAAACATATCCTGTTTTCTATCAGTGTAGAATCTAAGTAGGATATGTTGATTTTTAGTTGTTTCGTATGCAGAGCGAGCCCTGCGTATATATTCCCTTTTTTCTTCTTTGTTAAGGGAGCTAAACGGTTTTCCAAACACTCTCTCATAGTTATAAATATGAGTGAGTGCAGGGACATAATCATCAGGAGCAGCAGAAATTCCTGTTTTTTCTGAGTCGTCAATATTAGGTCTTTTTTCATCTATTACAGCCATAAATTATACTCCTTTTAAAATTCTTCTTCATAAAATTCTTCTTCTTCCAGCCCCACTGGTGCAGCGGTATCATCGCCGCAGCATGGACACGTGGTGTTTACTTCACCATACCCAAAAACGGAAGGTGTAAACACATGTCCGCAAGTCATGCACTGAATTTCTTCCATAACTATTAAGCCTCCTTTTTGCATTCGTTTATGCAATTAACGCAGTACACGTCATCATCAATTTTATAATAATCTTCTGCCACCTCGAAGCCGTCATCACCACCGCATAGTGCAGCACCGCATATAGTGCAGCGGCAGTCATATAAATCCTCAGTTAGTGGCATTTTACACATAAAAATGCAGTCATCGCAATAATACAAATCATCAATTTTATAATAACCAGAGCTAATACATTTATGAGTATCAAAAACGAAATCTTTGCAGCGGTCACAATATACAGTATTCATGTTTTTATAAATCCTTTCTTTTAGTTATATTTAAATTATATCATTAATAATATAACTTGTCAATAGTTTTTTAAAAAAAATTATATTTTAAAATTAGCTTGTCTTGATTCCGATATTTTACCAGTGATAGCCCTAAAACGAACGCGCAGCACATCAACAAAGACATCTGAAAAGCCTAAAATATTGTTACAAGTCAAGCGGTGCGCTTTAATTCCTTTTGCGGAAATATCGCCCGTGAGGATTTCTTTTGCTGCAATATATGGCGCTTTAATAGTTTTAGAATCGGTTATTTTATTTGCTTTTATATAGCTTTTAGCCGTTATTTTATTTATATATAGATCTTTTGCTTGCAGCGCTCCAACGGTTAAAGAGGTAGCCGTTATATTTTTAGTAATTAATGTATCTACTGTAGGAGCGAAGACGTCACCTTTTACATATAAAGTATATTTTGATAAATTAAGCGTTTTATTCATTTCGATTCCGATAGATTCATTAAACGAAAATGTTTTAGTATCATCGTTATAAAACGGTTTAAAATCGTCTATTTCGTGCAAATAAATCAAATATAATCAATCCTTTTAAATAAGACAGTGGAGCGGAAATTCCGCCCACAATATAAATTATATAATGTTATTTCTATTATAAATTTCCTTACCCCTGTAAGTAATTCTTAAAATATCGGTTATGTGGTAGTTTTCATGACCAAACAATCTAGTATAATTTATTTTGTCATCATTATTTATAAAAAATGTTTCATTGTGGTATGGTTCAAATCTTAAAAATTCACGTGATGTGGTTTTAAACGAAAACGGTTCATTATCTTTTTTAATTGTTACATTGAGTGTTTTTGCGTTTTCTATTTCTACCGCTTTTTTAATAGCTAACATTTTGTGAAAATAATGTTTTCTATCGTTTTTTATTTTATCATATGCAGCCACGTAACACATATAACGCTCATAACAATTATGTAAATAATCTTTTTTATCATTTAAAAATGTGTTAGCAGCTTTTTTTATAAAATCATCTGGATTATTTAAATAGTCTAAAACATCATCAAAATTAAAGCCGTGTTCTTTGTTTATATCGGTAGCAGATAAAATTATAAAATCATTAAAAGTTTTTAATCTATTATAAAATACATCGTGCATCACATCAAGCAAATCACAATCACTAGCGGTAAACGGTTCATTATTTTTAAAATATGTTTTACTATTTAAAATAAAATCTGTTGCAGCCTCCTTTATTTTTCTAAGCATATCATTTTTTAAATCGATGGTGCTTTTTATTGTGTGAGTTAAATCACTGTGTTTATAAGGTACACCATAAAATCTATAAGGTACGTCATAAAATTTATTATTTTTAGGATAGTAAAAACCCATATAATTAAAGCTATTTCTAAAATTTAAAATCGGTTCTTTATAAATAAAATCCTGATTGTAAATCACATAAATATTTTTATATTTTTGTTTTATAAATTTATAATCATTTAAAATTAAATAATCATCACTACTATTTATAAAATTTTCAAAAATCTTTTTTGTTTCTATTTCATTAATGTTTATCATTGTTGTTTCATTCCTTTTTTATTTTTATTTTTTGTTTATAAGGGGGCAAAACCCCCTTATATTATTAGATAAAAATTCCACACATATCTAAGTGATGAATTAGTGGAGCGTTGCGTTCAATTTCTTTTTTTATTTTATTTAATAATTCGTCTGCGGTAACAGGTTCAGAAAAACAACCGATTTCAACCTTATAATCATCCCAAAGCGAATCCCAAGAGCGCTCGGAGGTGCTTAATTCAATAAGTCTAGTATTAAATTGATAATAAACAAATATCTTATTCCCATTTTTAGTGGTTTGGTTTATTGTGGTGGCTGCATTTTTAAAACTTTCTTTTTGTACACCAGTTTTTTTTAAATTATTATGTATTTTTATATTAAAATTAATCATTTTTAATTTTCCTTTCTTTTTTTCTTTTAAGGGAGCTAAAAGCCCCCCTTTTTTGTTATGCATAAAGCAAGAAACCGTTTTCAGTGTAACAGCCGTCAAACGAAATATCACGCCCAACCGCTTCAAAATCAATATAATTTTCCAGTGCTTCTGGAATTTCTACACCAAACAATCCATTGTCAATTGCATATTGTCCGAGTTCTCGATCATCGTAAGCGTCAATTAATGTGTATTCGCCCCCTTTTACCTCGTCAATTGTATCTTCTAAACAATTTGAGCCCCTTGCTTCTAAAACGGCGCACAATGTTTCAAAATCCCATTTGTCTAGATCTTCAATGTTTTTAATATCTTCATTAAAATCAATTAAATCATCATAATCAGTAATGTCAAAATAAAGTTTGTCAAGGTGCAAAATTGTTTCATAATCTGAAATAAAGAACTCATTCTTCCCAGGTATTACATTTATTTCTTCAAAAGCTTTTTTAATTTCTTCCTCTTCTGCTGGTAATTCCAGCCATTTAAAATTTAAAATTCCTTTGCTGTAATCCTCGCTGTTTGTGAGTGCGATCCTTGTTTTTGTGTTTGTTTCCATTTTTGTAAATCCTCTCTTTTTTTAATTTTTTATTTAGTCATCAACTGACTATATTTAAATTATATCATTAATAATACAACTTGTCAACACTTTATAAATAAATTATATGTAAAACAATATAATAAAATAAACAACATTTTTATATACTTTGTACAATTCAAATTATTGTATAAACAATATAACAAATATAAAAGGAGTGTTTAAAATGGCATTAGATTATACACGTATTAAGAAAATGAGAAAGCCGTGCGAAAAAGTCAACCGAAAAGCCTTGGAGCGTTTTATGGAAGCTGGAGCAAGTAAAAATTTTTTAGTTTCAGTGTTTGGTGAAAATACCCTCAAAGCCCATTGCCAAAAGGTTTACGGGCTATCGATAGAGGACACAATTCAAAAATTTGAGAGTCAAGGAAAAATGAATATTTTATTATCACAGTATGAACTAGCTACAGTAGATAGAAACGCAGTGATGCTGATTTGGGTAGGGAAGCAAAGACTCGGACAAACCGATGATCCATTAAAGAACAAAATCAACGAAGAAAAAAACGAAGTTATAAGAGGATTAATAGACGCAGTAAAAGAAGTAAAATAGTTAATAAAATTAATGTAACTATAAAATATAATAAACATAGATATAAACAAACAATGTTAAGTTATTTTAATATTGTTTGTTATTTTGTTTAAAGAAAATTTAAGCGAAATAGAGTTGATTTTTGCCGGGGTAATGCGTTATAATTTTGCTAAAGCAAATTTATTTGTTTTCGCAAAATTTAACGCATTAGTTTTGTGATAAAAAATTTATTTGCTTTTGTTTTTGTAAATCTTTCAAATATAGCGGTTAGATAGTTAACCGCTATATTTTTTTATTTATATTTATATATACATTTATATTGTTATTTATACATATGTTTATATACTTTTGTTTATTCCATACGCCGTATAATATCCACATCATACATTTACATTTTATATCATTATTTGTTTAGAGGTGGTTATTATGTCAATATTTGGAAATCTATTCAAAAAGTTTAATGTCGATTATTACGAGTCGAATAAGTTATATAAGGCGTTTGACGTTAAACCGTGCATATCAGATTTTGAACGTGATTTAATATCAGACTGGAGGGACATATACATTGATAAAGCTCCTTGGTTAACTGATGGCGGAAGTTATAACATTAATACACTTGAGACATATTTGCACGGCGGTAACGAAAGATTACGCAGTTTAGGGTTTGCAAAATCTATTTGCGAAGAAATTGCAAGACTTAGTACGCTTGAATTAAACATTGAGGTTATAGGTTCAGAGCGTGCGACTTATATTCAAGAAAATTACATTGACGATTTAAAAAACGATTTACAAAATATAATTGAATTAATGGCAGCTGTTGGATTTGTTGTTTTAAAACCTGGTATTAATGACACTGATTTAATAACACCGTTTGATTTAATACCGATTAGATATGACAAAAAGAAATTAAATGAAGTAATATTCATTGATAAAATAGAGCGTGACAATGATATTTTAATAAGATGTGAGCATCATAATTACATAGATGAAGAAAAGTACATTATAAGAAATAAAGCGTTTTTGTCTAAAGATAGATCGTTAGACATGCAAGAAATACCATTAAATAGTATTCCAGAATGGTCAGAGATAAAAGAGGAAGTAAATTTAAAAGGATTAGAGCATCCTTTATATGTAACACTCAGTACTGTGGCAGCGAACAATATAGACATACACAGTAAAATAGCAATGGCGTGTTTTAGTGGTGTTACACAGCAGTTAGAGGATTTAGATGTTGCATACACAAATTTTGCTCATGAAGTATATAACAGCAATAAAGTAATGTTTATAAGTCAGTATGTACTAGATAATACAAACAAAGGCAGAATTAAACTCCCAGATTTTGTTAAAGGATTAGAGTTTGGAGTAGGAGCAGAAAACACAATCAAGGAATTCAATCCAGAAATACTTGTAGACAAGAGAAGGGAACAAATAAATTTACTTTTATCGTTTATAGGATATAAATGCGGATTTAGCAACGGATATTTTCAATTTAATGAAAAGACTGGACTAGTAACAGCAACGCAAATAGAAGCAGATCAACAAAGGACAATAAACACAATCACGTCTATAAGGACAATGCTTGAATATAAATTAAATGAATTAATAGAATGTATTAATTATTTATGTGATATATATGGTTTAGTAGGAGCAGGGAAATATGAAACAAGCTATTACTTCAAAGATATTACGGCAAATTTCGAAGAAGATAGAAGCAGGAATATAGAACTAGTAAAACTCAATATCTTGCCAAAATGGAAGTATTTACAAGAGTTTGAGGGATATACAGAAGAAGAAGCAAAACAAATGGTTAAAGAAGCAAATGATGACGGAGGAAGTCAAATGCAAGATGATTATGGAAACCAAATTAACCAGATAAGAGAACAATACCAAAAAGGAAATAAAGTAGTAGAAGCAGAAACAGAAGAACCAGACAAAGGAATAAATGAAAAATAAATGAGGTGTATATATGCCTAAAATAGATTTTGTTTTTGATAGAGATTATTCGGATGTAGAAGAAGCTATAAGACTTAAAGAAAGAATTAGAAGTGATGGATATAATAGTTTAACAGACGAAGAAAAAACGTTGTGGGATAATGGGTTAAAAGCATGTAGGAATGCAAGCGATTTAAATAGAATAGGTTATGCATGTTCTGTTATAGCTGGTTTGTTAGAAATTCCAATGACAGTTAAAACCGATTGGACTAAAACAGATATTCCGACAAGTTCCGACATTAGGTTTATACTTGATAACGTACAGACATTAAAAAACAGTGTCTCTGCATATACCACAGATATACCAAATGTTCCAAGTAATCCAATAAATACAATAAAAAAGATGAATGATGTTGAAAAAATACTGTACAAAGTGTATACTGTAATCAACATTATATTAACAGACATGTGTGTATGTGGAGAAACGTATATATGTGAAGATAACAGGTTAATATAATTACCTGCTACAGGTATAGTAGCTTACTCTTATGTGTGGACAGCACACAATAAAAAAATGTATGGAGGAAGAAGTTTATGGCAGACATTAGCGAAATTCTAAAAGAAATTGGTGTTGAGATACCAGAGGACAAGAAAGAATCTTTTTTAAAGGATTTTAGATCATCGTATAAGAGTGTACATGAGCTTGAAAAGATAAGAGAGAAAAAAGATAGTTTAGAAACAAGGATAAATGAGCTTAATGACACTATAAACGGATACAAGAAGATTGATGTTGACGGACTTAAAAACGAAGTAAACGCATGGAAAGAGAAATATGAAAATGTAGATAAAGAATATACTAAGAAGATAAACAAACAAATTCTCACAAATGCATTTATGGGATACAAGTTCTCAAGTAAGACAGCGAGGAATGGTATTTTCGCAGAGGCTCTTAATTCAGATAAGATAAAGTTTGAAAATGAGTCTGTTATTGGTCTTGATGATTTTATTAAAAGCATGAAAGAAACAGATCCAGAAGCTTTTATTTTAGAAGAGGAAAAGAAAGAAGTACCAAAATATAGCAGGTCAATTGCCAATGTATCTAAAGAAGCATACGGAGATCCGTCTAAAATGGATTTTAACACCTACAAGAAATGGCGAAAATCAAAATAACTATTTTAGGAAGGTGTTTTAAATGGCAAATACTTTACTTACCCCAAGCATAGTAGCTAAAGAAGCACTCATGGTGCTTGAAAGCAATTTAACAATGGTACCTTTGGTACATGCGGATTATTCAAGTGAATTCGCACAAGTAGGCGATACAGTAACAATAAGAAAGCCTGCTAAATTCGTTGCTCAGAACTTTACAGGTACTACTTCAGTACAGGATATTACAGAGGGTTCTGTGGCTGTAAAAATGGATAGATTTAGAGATGTTACAGCAAACGTAACTTCAAAACAAATGACTCTTGATATTAAAGATTTCTCTGCACAGGTTATTGAACCTGCAATGCGTTCTCTTGCTCAAGCAGTCGATACAGATTTACTTACAGTTGGTGTAGAAAACGCAGGAACTTCTGTTGCCGCAACTTCTTCTCCGACAAACCTTGCAGATATTGCTTCTCTTGCTAAGGTTCTTGACCTTAATAAAGTGCCAGTATCTGAAAGACGTCTTATTTTAAGACCTGAACATAAATATTCATATATTATTACAGATAATATGAGTAAAGTTTCTTATGCAGGCGACAATGAAGCTCTTAGAAGATATGAAATCGGAAACATTTATGGATTTGATTCATTTATGTCACAAAATGCTCCGTATTGTGCAGCAGCAACTTCAGGCACAGCTACAGCTTATAAAGTAACTGCAACTGCAGGTCAGTCTACTGTTGCTCTTTCTGACCTTAATTCAGCTTCTGCAACAATTAAAGAAGGCGATACATTTATTCTTGACGGATATATGTATAGATTTACAGAAGATAAAACAGGTTCTTCTTCTGCTATTGCTTCTATTGGAATCGATCAGCCGATTCATAAATCATTTACAGCAGCCGCCGCTACACCTATTAAAAAATCACATTCACTTGCATTCCATAGAAATGGTCTTGCTCTTGTACATAGACCTCTTGCACTTCCTATGGACGGATCTCGTTCGGCTTATGCAAGAAATGAGGACGGGCTTAGCATTCGTGTTGTATTTGACTACAATTCCAGCACTAAAACAGATACAGTTTCTTTTGATATTCTTTACGGCGTTAAAGCTCTTGATGAAAATATGATTGTATCTCTTGCTTAAAGTTTGGAGTGATTAGTTTGGCTTATGCTGATTACACTTTTTATACAGATGTATATTTAGGTAATGTAATACCTAGTGCTGATTTTAATAGAGTCGCACAGCGTTCCAGTGATATAATAGATGTCATGACTTATAACCAAATAGACCAATATATTATTTCAAATACTGATATATATACTAAAATTAAAAAAGCTAATTGTGCATTGGCTGAACAAATTTATTATGATGAACAAACTGTGTCTATTAATGGCTCTTCACGGGCTAATATTGCTTCTATAAAAGCAGGTGAAGAAACTATAACTTATAGTAGTAAAAATGCAAAAACAGAGTTTGAAATTCAAAAAGATAGTTATTCTACTGCATTATCTATCGTTTCTGAATATTTAAGCGGTACTAATTTACTATATATGGGTATTAAATAATGGTAAGATTATTTAATAAAACAATTTCTTTACTTAATAGACATGAAAAAGATAGTTTTAGTGACGAATACTATATATCAAAAATACAAAATGTATGCGCACAAGTATATATATCATCTAATAATAACGCTACTAATTCTGCGAATGTTTCTAGATGTTCTTTATTTATAAAAAAAGGTTCACTACCTAAATCATATCTTGAACCTAAAAAATGG